GTTACTCTGCCTTTGGCTCATACACAGGTAATGGTTCTACAGATGGTCCGTTTGTATTTACTGGATTTAGACCTCGTTGGGTTATGGTTAAAAATATTACATCAGCACAAAGCTGGCAGTTAATGGATACATCTCGTTCTACATACAATGTGGCAACCGCTAATTTACTTCCAAACAGTTCTAGTGCAGAGCTTACTGGCACAGATTTTATTGATATGGTATCCAATGGTTTTAAGATTAGACAAAGTTCTGCTGGTAACTGGAACAATAGCGGTGATACTTACATATACGCTTGTTTCGCAGAAAACCCCTTCAAGATCTCCCGTGCCAGATAGGTAAATATGAGTAAACGATATCCAGGCGGTATTATCCGCAAGACTCCTCAGACACCAAGCCAGACATCTGCTCAGGGTATTTGGGATATGGCGTCCGTCACTCAGGCTGTTAAAGAGAATACTTGGCCCATCGCTGGCGTTCCTGATCCGATTAGTCGGTCTTTGCGGTTTAGAAGCTCGGCTAGTGCGTATTTGACTAGAACACCTACTAGTGCTGGTAATAGACAAAAATTTACTGTTTCTGTTTGGTATAAACCTGGTGGAATTAGTGCTGGTCCGTCAAACGCAAATATACTTAATGCTGGCGGGGATGGAAGTAGTTTGTTAATTGCTGGAACAGGTGCTTTTGGTGCAACATATCAAGACAGATTGTTGTATCGTGAGGCTGGGACTTCACTGTTTTATTGGCCCATGGTGTTCCGTGATCCATCAGCTTGGTATCACATTGTTTTTGCTATGGATACAACACAATCAACTGCTGCTAATCGAGCTAAATTATATGTAAATGGCGTTGACCAAGGTGCGTTTTCAGGTACTGCAATTACACAAAACACCAGTACAAGTATTAATGCTGCTACGGCTCAATACATTAACCTTTTTAATTCTTCCTTTTATCATTCAGATCTTTATTACGCAGAATACTATTTAATAGATGGGCAGCAACTTACTGCTTCATCATTCGGTAACACTAACGACCAGACTGGCGTATGGCAACCCATCGCCTACACAGGTACTTACGGAACAAATGGCTTTTACTTGCCGTTCTCCAACACCGCCTCGACCACAACGCTAGGCTACGACTTCTCTGGTAACTCTAATAACTGGACGCCTAATAACATCTCGCTAACCAGCGGGTCTACTTATGACTCAATGACCGATGTCCCAACCCAGTGGATACCTTACAACACAGCGGGCGATACAGGAGCCTTGTATCGGGGGAATTATTGTGTTTTTAATCCTTTAGGTGGTCCATCTGGTGCTTTACAAGGTACTCTATCAAATGGTAATTTGACATGGACTAGCCCAGCAACAGACCAGCGTTGTGTACTTTCTACAATGCCTGTAAACGGGGACTCAACAGGTCAATGGTATTGCGAAGTAACTGCGGTATCAAAAACATCAACCTATTGGGCTATTGGTATGTTCCCAGTAAATATTAATCAATACAGTGCAACTTCTGCGTATGCTCAATATCGTAGTGATGGCGCAATTTTTGTTAATGGCTCTAATGTTGCAACTGTTGCAAGTTATACCGCAGGTGATGTGATTGGTATGACATACAACGCTTCAACAAGTCAAATTGCTTGGTATAAAAACAATTCCTTGCAAACAACAAGAACTGTGGCTAACTCAGCTGGGCTTTTAAGTTATTTTGGTTGTGGTTCAGATAGTTCAGGCGGCACAAATGTAAACAGTATTAACTTCGGTCAACGCCCCTTTGCCTACGCCCCACCCAGTGGCTTTAAGACCCTAAACACGACTAACTTACCTACTCCTACTATTGGTGCTACTGCATCTACACAGGCTATCAACTACATGGGTGCAACAACTTACTCAGGTGATAGCACAAGCAACCGAGTAATTACAACAGGCGGTGGTTCTGACTTTGTGTGGATTAAACGCAGAAATAGTTCAACCAATAATATTTTGTTTGATGTGTTGCGTGGTGCTGGTGCAACTTTATACAGTAACCTAACTAATGCGGAAGCCGCCAACGGAAGTTATTATGTTCAAACTTTTGGTAATACAAGTTTTACATTAGGAACAGGCGGTGATGCGGCAGATAACATAACAGGCGGTACTTATGTAGCATGGAACTGGAAAGCCAACGGAGCAGGAGTATCCAACACAGCAGGTTCTATTACATCTACAGTAAGTGCTAATACAACTGCTGGATTTAGTGTTGCAACCTTTACAAGCCCATCTAGCGGAACTGCATCTTTTGGTCATGGTTTAGGTGTTACACCATCTTTTGTAATTGTAAAAAGTAGGGCATCAGGCAACTGGATTTGCCAACACACATCAACAGGAACACAATATTTACTACTAAATGGAACAGGTGCGGCAACAACCGATTCAACAGTTTGGAACTCTGCTCCAACATCTTCTATAGTTAATATTGGAACTGGCTTTGCTGGCACAGTAAATTATGTAGCCTACTGCTTTGCACCTATCGCTGGATACTCTGCATTTGGCTCATACACAGGTAATGGTTCTACGGATGGTCCGTTTGTGTTTACTGGATTTAGACCTAGATATGTTATGACAAAAAGGTCGGATGCAGTTGAATCTTGGAGAATTGGAGATGCTGCAAGAAGTCCTTATAACGCTGTTGTATTAGAATTATTTGCTAATTTAAGTAACGCAGAAGAAAACAATAGCAATCCAATAGATTATTTATCTAATGGCTTTAAAATTCGCACTTCATCAAGTTCGCATAACGCATCAGGTGGAACTTACATTTACATGGCATTTGCCGAATCACCTTTTAAATACGCTTTAGCTCGATAACTTTTTACAGGAGTAAATAACATGAGTAACTTTGCAGTAGTACAAAACGGACAAGTAGTACAGATTGTCCCCTTAGATGTAATGTTCACCGTAGGAGCTAAGACCTATTCTGGTTCTTTCTTGCGTTCTTCAACCCCTGCCGAGAAGCTCGAAGCTGGCGTTTGGGAAATCATTCATGGCGCCCGCCCTGACGATAAGTACTACTGGGTCTCTGGTCCTACCTATCGTGTGAATGAAACCAACAGCACCGTAGAGGCTACATACGCTGGCACAGAGAAGTTGTTGAATGACCGTGAAGAAGTAGATCAAAACGGCAACCCTATGTTTGTGCAAGTATTAGACAACTCAGACCCAGAGAACCCCGTTATGGTTGACTCTACAGAACGTCTAGTAACTAAGGGTTTAAAGTCTACCGAGACTGCCGCAGTTAAGGCTGCTGCTGGTTCACTCCTAGCATCGACCGACTGGATGGTAATTCGCAAGGTTGAGCGTAATGTGGACATCCCTGCTGCTGTTGCTACCTACCGTGCTGCTGTTGTTGCCGAAGCCGACCGCTTAGAAGCCGCTATCGCTGCCGTTGCTAACGTAGATGCCCTAACTGCTGTTAAAGCGAACTGGCCCAAAGCATGAGAGCCATATACGAAGCTCAACTAGTTGACGGGCAAGTACAGCCTAGACACGAGGTTGAGATCGTTTGTGCAGCGTGTGGGTATGACTTAGATACATCTGAGTTAGAGGCAGATACTTGTGCCGATTGCGGTGCGCCTTTGAACTTAAAACAGCATATATCTATCCATGCAACATCTGTCCCTGCCGCTGGCGGAGAGGTATTTTAAATTGAATCATGACGGACGAACTGGGGTTATCGGCTGGTGCTAAAGGCATTAGTGAAGGGATAAAAACTGGCAGAGAAGCTGGTCGAGAGATTGGCAAGAACATTGAAGAAGTACAGAAGGAAGCAGTAGATGTTGCAAAAGCGCAAGCAAACGCAAGGATCCGTGAGCGTAGAGAAGCAGAGTTAAGGAAAGAACGGGCGATATTTAAAGCCCTTGAAGAGTACAAACACCGCAAGAAGATTAGCGATGAAGAGTACAAATTAAGGGTGGACTTTATAAAGCAGTACGGCACTAAAGAGTGGCAGAAGTTAATAGACATCAAGACCGAGATTGAACGGCTTGAGAAGGAAGACAAGAAGTACTTTGATGCCGAGTTATCAAAAGTTAAATGGGTGCAGTTCTGGTGCTTTTTAGTAGCTGCTTGGATTGCTTATTACATGGTATGGGGGTCTAAAAAATGAATATGCAAGACATTATGAAGGCGGTTATTCCGATATTAGTAGCCTGTATAGCGTGGCTACTTGGTCAGGTTTCTTCATTCCAAGAGCGTCTTACTAAGATCGAAGGCAAGATGCCTGCCCTAATTACTAATGAAGGCGTACCCACCGATAGCCCAATATCCGCAGAAAAGCGTCATGTTCTCAAAGCCGAGCTACACAAAGATATTCAAGACCTCCATGTGCGGGTCAAACTCTTAGAAGAAAGAGCTAAAAAATGATTACCCTATTTACTACCCTTATATCGTTCCTGTCTGGCGGGCTACCTAACCTACTAGGGTTCTTCCAAGACAAATCCGACAAAAAGCATGAAATGGAAATGGCTCGTTTGCAGACCGAACGGGAACTCCAGATGATGGAGAGAGGATTCCAAGCCCAAGCCCATGTAGAAGAAATTAAGACCCAACAGATTGAGATGCAGACCCAAGCCCAAGAAAGGGCGTCTTTGTATGCTCACGACATTGAGATTGGCAAGGGTGCTTCCCAGTGGGTTACAAATTCACGGGCTATGGTAAGACCTGCCATTACCTACGGTATGTTCATCATGTTTATGTTTGTAGAACTGTTTGGGTTCTGGTTTGCGTTCCATCGGGAAGTGCCGTTTGACGTAGCCCTAAACCTACTATGGGATGATGAGACCCAGATTATCTGGGCAAGTATTGTTTCTTTCTGGTTCGGGACTCAGGCATTTTCTAAGAAATGAAGGTAAGCGATAAAGCCATCAAAATGATTAAGCACCATGAGGGTGTCCGCCAGCGTCCATATCGCTGTCCCGCAAAATTGTGGACGATTGGTGTCGGGCATGTACTCTACCCACGGCAAGGTGCTTTAAAAATAGATGAGCGGGATGCCTACCCACTGGAATATAAAGACGACCGTACCTTTTCGATGGAGGAAGTAGATGACATTCTTAGAGACGACCTTAATCGCTTTGAGCGGGGTGTTGAACGCTACTGTCCCGTTAAGCTCACTCAAGGTCAGTTCGATGCTCTTGTATCTTTTAGCTTTAATGTTGGTCTGGGAACACTACAGCGCTCAACCCTCCGTCAAAAGGTTATTCGGGGCGAGATGGAAGAAGCGGCAGAGGAGTTCTTGAAATATACGCTGGCTGGGGGTAAAGTACTAAAAGGTCTAGTAACCCGCAGAAACGATGAACGTGCCTTATTCTTGAGTTAATATGCCACTACAGAAACTACAATTTAAGCCAGGGGTCAACCGAGATCAGACCAACTATACCAACGAAGGTGGCTGGTTTGAATGCGACAAAGTGCGTTTCCGTTCTGGCTATCCTCAGAAAATAGGCGGTTGGTTACGCTACGGCTCGTTTACTATTATTGGTATCTGCCGCCAGATGTTTAACTGGATTACCACCCAGAGTGATAACTACCTCGCTATGGGGACTAGCAAAAAGGTCTACTTAGAAGCTGGTACTGAGGTTTATGACATTACCCCCTTACAGCATACTTCCACGACTTTGGGGGCTGCTGCTGGTCCGTTTACCGCTACGTCAGGCTCTTCTACGCTTACAGTCTCCTACTCTACTGATACGGCTTATGATCCAGAGGTTGGAAACTATGTGACTTATTCAGGGGCTACCACTTTAGGTGGGACTATTACGGCTGATGTCTTAAACAAAGCCTTCGGATATGAAATTTTAACTGTTAACACTGGTGCAAAAACTTACACTATTAATGTAAGTGTAAACGCTAACGGTTCAGACACAGGTAAAGGTGGGGCTACGGTTACAGCCAAATATGACATTGATGTCGGTTATGACGTAGACGCCTATGGCTACGGCTGGGGCGCTGGTGCTTGGAGTCGGTTAGGCTGGGGTTCTGGTGCGGTCACTCCTGTTGTTTTACAGCAAAGGGATTGGTTCTTCAATAACTTTGACAACGACCTAGTAATGAATATCCGTAATGGTCCGATCTATTACTGGGAGCGTTCTGCTGGTATTACTTCCCGTGCAGCTTTGTTGTCGGCTACCACTATTAATGGTATTGCCCCAGCAGATGTACCAACGGAAACCACTGAGATTTTAGTGTCTCAGAACGATAAACACCTATTAGCCTTTGGAGCGACTCCTTATGGTGGTGGTACCTTTGACCCCCTATTAATCCGTTGGGCTACTCAAGATCAGCCTAATGTTTGGACTCCGTTAGTAACTAACTCAGCAGGATTTATACGCCTATCCCGTGGATCTAAGATTGTTTGTGCCGTTACAACCCGTCAGGAGATTCTGGTCTATACCGAGGGAACGCTTAATTCCTTGCAATTCTTAGGTACGGCAGACGTCTTTAGCCTTCAAGAACTTGCCGACAATATATCTATTATTAGTCCAAGATCCGTAGCGGTAGTTAATAACGTAGCCTACTGGATGGGAAAAGATAAGTTCTATGCGTATTCTGGACGAGTTGAGACACTTCCGTCTACTTTAAGAAACCATGTATTTACTAACTTAAATTACGCCCAAGCTGACCAGATCGTCTCTGGGACTAACGAAGGCTGGAACGAGATTTGGTGGTTCTATCCTACTGCCAACAGTCAGGTAAATGATGCCTATGTGGTCTATAACCACTTAGAAAAGATTTGGTACTACGGCACAATCCACCGTACTGCATGGCTTGATTCTCCAGTTAGGGAATACCCTCAAGCTGTTGGAGATAATAAGCTCTATAACCATGAGCTGGGTACTAATGATGACACCTTGCCATTACTTGCCAATATTGCCTCGTCAGACTTTGACCTTGTGGACGGAGATCAGTTTATCCTGACCAAGCGGATTATTCCTGACATTAGTTTTAGTGGCTCTACGGCTAATACCCCAACGGCTACTATGTATATTAAACCCCGCAATTTCCCTGGAAATGCTTATACAAACACAGAGTCCCAGAATGTTATCGAAACCTCCGTAGACGTATATACCGAGCAGATCTTCATGCGGGCTAGGGCTAGGCAGATGGCAATTGAGATTGCGTCCACAGACTTAAATGTCCAGTGGCAGTTAGGTAGTCCTCGTTTAGATGGCAGACCAGATGGAAGACGTTAATGGATTGCACACCATACAACATAAAGGCGCCCGCACTACCTTTAGCGACCCCAGACTATGACCAAAAACAACAAGACCAATTTCAGTATGCCCTACGCCTGTACTTTAATCGGTTGGATAACTATTTAGCGGAGCTAAGTGCTTGTATTAATATGAGTGGAACCATAACTGACCCAACCTACGTAGCCTTTGGTGGCGCTACAGTTGATGCCTTTGGAAGGCTAAGAACTAGCTCGCCATTTACTTTATTTGATAGCCAAAACCGCTACCAAGCCGACCCGCAATTTAGCCAAAGTACTGCTAATGGGGCATCAATTACTTATGATGGGAACGCTTCTACTGTATTACTATCTGCTGATACTACGGCTGGGTCTAAGGCGGTGCGTCAAACATATAGGGTTTTCCCTTATCAGCCTGGCAAGAGTCTTGAGGTATTTGCTACTTTTGTTATGGCGGCAGCCCAAACAAACTTACGTCAGCGGGTAGGATATTTTAATACCGATAATGGTCTTTTCTTTCAGGTTTATGGTACGACTAAGTCTTTTGTGCTTCGCACCAATACTTCTGGAACGCCCAGTGACGCTAGAACTGTAAACCAAGCAGATTGGAATGGCGACAAACTAGACGGTACGGGAGCGTCTGGGTTTACCTTAGATCCGACTAAAGCTCAGATTCTGTATATGGACTTTGAGTGGTTAGGGGTTGGTTCGGTGCGTTGTGGCTTTGTTATTGATGGGCAGATCATTATTTGTCATACCTTTAATAACGCTAATGACTTAAATAAAGTCTATATGACCACGGCTATATTGCCCGTTCGATATGAGATTGAGTCCGTGTCCACAACGACTAGCGCCACCATGAAACAAATATGCTCTACCGTTATTTCTGAAGGCGGATACGAACAAAAGTCAGCTTTAGCTTGGGCTAGGCGTACTACTGTTTTGGCAGCAACTACGACCTTTAAACCATTGGTTTCTATCCAACTAAAAAGTACTGCTTTAGGTGCGGTAGTTTTACCTTCTATTTTTAATGCTTTGCCAATCGGCTCTGTCTTGGACTATGAGGTTGCTTTAATTAAAAACCCAACATTAACAGGTGCTTCTTTTACCAGTAATTCTACCAATGTAGAATATGACGTAACGGCAACCGCTTTGACTGGTGGGACAATCACAGATTTGACCTATGTCTCAGGTAGCAATCAAGGGAGTGGTACAGGAACAGGCTCTACCGAATATAACTTTGATTTACAACTTGGGGTAAGTCTTGGTGGTACAAGTGATATTTACACCCTTGCTGCCCGCACTATTTCAGGCTCAGACGACATTATTGGGTCGTTGTCTTACTATGATTTGACGGACTAACATGATAAACTTAAACCCAAATAACCCTAAGAGGCTTGTATGGCAGGCTTAAAAACACTCGCTAAAGAACTTCAAAGCAAAGGTCGCAATGGCGATACTATCCTTGCCCATATTAATCCTCAAGAAGCAGGTATTTTAAAAGCCTTGGGTGGGTCAGGAACAAGAAATCCAGATACGGGTTTACCCGAATACTTTTTAAAGAAAATTACCCAACCTATTGTTCAGGGTGTTAAAGCAATACAAAACATTCCTGGCATCAAACAAGTATCGGATGTATCTACTCAAGCGTTTAAACCCATTGACCAAGCTTTGGTGGGGTTAGATAAAACAGTAGGTAAAGCAATTCCAGGCGGTTGGGAAACGGTTGGGCAAGTTGCTCTTTCAGCAATGGGTGTTCCAACAGGACTACAAGTAGCTTATGGTGCAGCAAGAGGAGGTGGGATGTTGCGTCCAGGTTCTTCTCTTAAAAATATAAATCTCCAAGGGGCAATTATTGGTGGTGCAACTGCTTATGCTACAGCAGAATTAGGTGAGTATATGCGTGGCGCAGCTCCTGGTTCTGAAACTGCATCAAAATCTCTTACTGACGCAGTGCAAGAAGCAGCAAAAGAACCAATAGGTTACACGCTTGACGCAAGTGGCGATTTGGTTCCCCAATTTGCAGAAAATGTATCTGGAGCGTCAGTAGCCCCACCGCCTTCAGTACCTACACCAACGGTTAATTATCAACCACCTCCTTTTGATCCAAATTACAATGAATTTGCTGGTCTTAGACAACCAATTACTAGTTCATTAGGGCGTGGTGAATTTGGAGAGGCTCTTAGTACTTTAGGCAAAGATATTAGTGGTGCGGCTGGTTCTGCATTTGACAAGGGAATAGCTAGTGTTCAAGACTTTGGAAAAGCAGCTATCAATCCTGAAACGTATACAGGTGCTTTAGATAGAGGTTTAGACAATATAAGTAAAACTGGATCTGGTATTACAAACTTATTGACTGGTCCTGCTGGTACTTCCAAAGCAGCGGCTATTGCGTCTGGTGTAAATCCAATTAATATGACTGGAATGGCTCTTTATGGCACTACTAGCCTTGCTGCGTTAGATGAACAGCGCAAATTCTTAGAAGAATCTAAACTAGCAAACGCTATTAGCCAAGCAGAATACGATAAAGCCCTAGGAGAAATTAACCGCCAGCGTGATATTGCTTCAGACGTAGTTAGCAGAAACCCATTCAACCCCAACCCAAGCCGTGATGTATCCATTGGTGAGACTTTCTATGGGCGTAGTGGTGAAGGTGAAAACTTATATGACCGTATGCAAGGTAATCTTTATGCAATGGGCGGGCAAGTAGATGATGAGTTAGGCGGTGATTACTCTGCTATGGGTATGGATCAAGGAAATCTACAAAAAGGTCTATTTGGCATGGGCTACGCTGCTGGTGGTACCCCACGGTTTTTATCAGGTGGTGGGGATGGAATGAGCGACTCTATTAAAGCTACAATTAATGAAAAACAACCAGCCCGTTTAGCCGATGGAGAGTTTGTAATCCCCGCTGATGTAGTATCTCACCTTGGAAACGGTTCATCTAAAGCTGGCGCAAAACAGTTATATGCCATGATGGATAGAGTTCGCTCTGCTCGTACAGGTCGCAAATCTCAAGGCAAACAAATCAACCCACGCAAATATATGACTGCGTAAAGGATAAATTATGGCAACATCTACCTCAATATCAACAGCACTAACAGACGTCCCAGAGGTCTTACGTCCGTATATTACAGGTGCTGGTGGTGTGCTTCCTACCGCACAAACTTTATTAGCTAAAGACTATGCAACTACTTATGGAGACCCATTAAAAGCAGCAGGACTGGCAGGATCAGGTCGAGTAGCAAGCCTTTCACCAATGCAGCAACAGGTGGGTACTCAGTTGGGTGCTATGGGTACTCCTACTCAATTTGGTTCTGGTACGGGTGCGGCTCAGTTAGGTGTTGGTTCTACCGCTTTAGGTTTGGGTGCTTTGGGTTCTATGCTAGATCCCACTTTAACTAAGCAGTATATGTCTCCATATGCTCAGAACGTCATTGATGTTAATAAAGCAGAAGCCCTAAGAGACGCACAAAAAGGCTTAATGTCTGGTAATTTAGCCGCAGCCCGTCAAGGAACTTATGGCGGTGCTAGACAGTTATTATCTCAAACTGAGCAAGAGCGTAACCTCCAGACTAAGTTAGGCAACATTCAAGCTACAGGATTACAAAACGCATTTGACGCAGCGCAAAAAGCTCAGATTGCTCAAGCCGCAGGATATGGGCAGTTAGGTCAAACTTACGGTTCACTAGGTCAAACTTACGGTGCTTTGGGTACGGCTCAACAAGCTTCGGATATTGACCGTATTAAAACTCAAGGTGCATATGGCGACCTCCAGCGTGGCGTCCAGCAACAACAGTTAGACGCTCAGTACCAAGACTTGATGGCTAAATTAAACTACCCATTAACTAGCATTGAGACTATGAGTAACTTAGCCCGTGGTGTACCATTAACACAGACCGCAACCTCTGGTTCCCAGACTACGCCTCCGCCTAGTTTTGCAAGCCAATTAGCTGGTATGGGACTAACAGGACTGTCTCTTTACAATATGTTTGGGAACAAATAATGAGCATATTAAACGCAATTAAAGAAGTAAAGCGAGATAACAATAATCTCCAAGATATGGCATTGCTGCCACAAGCTTTAATTATGCAGATGGCTCAGCGTGGCGAGATTCAAAAAGAATTAGTACCTTTAATCATTAGCAAAAAAGCCGAGATGATTGAAGCCGTTGCTAGACAAAAAGCTTTAATGCAAGGCGGAGCGCAACAGCCAAGCGTCATGGAACAGAAAATGATGGAGATTGCTCAGGCTGAAAACCCTGCTCCAGAACCACAAATGGTGCCTCAACCGATGGCGCAGATGCCAGCACAATTACCTGAAGATGTAGGTATTGCTCAAAACCCTGTACCTCCTATGCAGATGGCTGGTGGGGGGATTATTGCTTTTGCCCCAGGCGGTGATGTTGACGAGGACGATGACGAAGACGAATCATACGAAGACTACTTAGACGAACTTCAGCGCGCTAAGATAGAAAACATGATTCTTAATACTTATCAGGATACTGATACAGATAGTAGTGGAATTGCTTATGCGATGCCTTCTATGCCACAAAGTGCAGCCGCAGGGATTAAAGCTGTTGCTAAAGAAGAAAAAGGACCAGATGATTTAGTAAAACGTCTACAAGCCCAGATCATGGCTAAAGAGAGTGGTGGACGACGCTATGACAAAGAAGGCAATTTACTGACATCATCTAAGGGTGCATTAGGCGAAATGCAAGTCATGCCATATACTTCTAGAGATCCAGGCTTTGGCATTAAACCAGCTAGAGATAATAGTCCTGACGAGCTACGGCGCGTAGGCGATGAATATGCAGCGGCTATGTATAACCGTTATAAAGACCCTAAATTGGCTATGATTGCTTACAACATGGGGCCTGGGGCTACTGATAAATGGTTAGCTGCTGGTGCTGACCCACGCAAATTACCAAAAGAAACTCAAGGATATATTCGTGGTGTTAGCCTAGCTGAAGGTGGAGAAGTTAAACGGTATCAGACTGGCGGATATCGCCCCTTGTCTGCTGAAGCGGCAAATTTTTTACAGCAACAAAAAGATAGAGCTACCCCAACAAAATCTACACAGCCTGGTATAGCAAATAAACTATTAAGACCATCAATGATAGGGTCAGATGCTAACGTATACCCTGGAATGTCCGACTTAAATTATTACAATGAGTTGGCTGCTGAGCTTGAAAAAGACCCTACATACGAGCCTTACAAGCAAGAAATGGAAAAGTTACTAAAACGTAACCCTACTCTTCTAACTGCTAGACAACCTGCTACTAACATTATTGGTCCGCTAGCTAACGTCCAAAGAAAAACGGATAATAGCGCCGCACCTGCTGTTAGAGCAAATGTACCCCCGCCAGCAAATTATGTACCTGACGAAGCTGGTAGTCCGTATATAAACGGTATGCCGCCAATTGTTACTGGCACAGCTCCTGCTAAAGATGCCCCTGCTGAAACCCCTATGTCTGCGACGGATAAACTATTTGCTCAAATGCAAGATGCTTATGCTAAGCGTGAAGCACGTTTAGAGGCTGCTCGTAAACAAGACCCTTGGTTAGCTGGTCTGGCTGCAGGTTTAGGTATGATGGGTGGTACATCGCCATATGCTTTAACTAATATTGGACAAGGTGGAGCGCAAGGTGTAGCACAATATGCTGCAACGCAAAAACTACGAGCCGCAGAAGAAGCTGGTCTTGGCAGTCTACAGAACAAAATGTATAGCTCTGCTATGTTGGGTGATTTACGTCGTGACCAAATGGAACAGGCTAAAGCAGGAAAAGAAGCTAAATTAAATCAAGACTTACAAATTGCTAAAAATGCGTATATAGAAAAGCGTCTAAAATCTTTGCCGATGGATGAGCAAATGCTAAAAAATTACAGACTTAAAGAATTAGACGGAAAACTTACACCGCAAGAACGTAGAAGATTAGAGTTTTACGAAAATGAAAGAAAAAACATTGAACTTGAAGCTAATAGGATGTACGCTTCACCAGGCGCAGGGATGAAAATTGTTGGTGTAAGAGGGTAATAACCCATGCCAATCTATAGTGTTGAGGCGCCTAACGGCAAAATCTATGACGTTGAAGCACCAGAGGGTACTTCAGAAAGAGCCATTTTTGCCTTTGCCCAACAAGCATATCTTAACGATGCGCCTAAAGAACCCACTCCTGAGTACAAACCTGAACCAGCAACTGGTATCAGTTCATTTATTCCCGCCGTTAAACGTGGTGCGCTGGGTCTCCAGTCGCTTGTAGGGGACGTACTACCAGCTATGGCTGGGCGCGTTGGTGAGAAGCTAGGGGTACAGGGTGCGGGCGATTACGCTACTAAGCAGATGCAGGAAGCCCAAGAAGCACAGCAATACATACAGCAAATGTATCCGTCAGCTGTACCTAGCTATACAGATATTAAGAGTGGTGGGGACTTCTTAACCTATGTGGTTGAGTCAGTCGGCGAGTTAATTCCGTCTATTCTTCCATCTATCTTTACAGGCGGTGCCGCAGGTGTTGTTGGGCGTGGCGCAGTCGTAGCGGCTAAGCAAGCGGCAGAAAAAGCGGCGGCAGCTGGGGCGGCTAAAGGGCTAACCGAGAAAGAAATTAAAGACCTAGCTACTCAAGCTGGCGTAGATGCAGCTAAAAGAACGGCGCTTAAATACCAAGCGGTGGGCGCAGTGGGTGGCTCAGCTATACAAAACGTACCTGAGGTTTATCAGAATGTTGCTGAAGAAACAGGCAAAGAAGACCTTGGCGCTGCGCTTCTGTTTGGTGGCTTTAACTCCGTACTAGATGCAATCACCCCTATAGCGTTATTACGCAAGGCTAAAGGTATTGGTCTTACTGAGAAAGAACTTATTGGTGCTTGGTACAAACGGGCAGGTAAGGGTGTATTAACAGGCTTTGCGACAGAAGGCGCAACGGAAGCAGTCCAAGAGATGTCGTCAGCTGCGGCTGAGAAGTTTGTAGACAACAATAAACAGTTCTTCACTGAAAAGAATTTTGAGCGATTCATTAACGCAGGGCTTAAAGGTGGTATTGGTGGCGGTGCAATTAGTGGGGTGGCTAATATTCCATTTGGGCAAAAACAAGCTCCAGCACCTGTAACCCCTACAGAGCCTAGCGCAGTTACACCAGCAACAGAAGCAGAAACACCAGCCGCGGCCCCCGCACAAGTAGATTTAACTGCTGATGAAATTATAGCTAAAGCAGAGGGCAAGACTAAAAAAGCCGAAGAAGAAACGTTTGACGTAAAAGGAGGTCAAGATGTTGCTGACAGAACTGACGTTACAGGAGGTGGAGTTGGCGCTGAAGTACTTAGCGGACCCGAAACAGATAGAGCCGCCGCAAAATCTGCAGCATCTGAGCGATCTGGAATGGCTGACGCTGGAGGTACTACAGAGCAGGCTGGAGCTGGAGATGCGGAACAGCAGCGTGCATTAGAAAAAGCTGCAGTAGACCAAGCTGCAGTAGACCAAGCTGCAGTAGACCAAGCACCTGCACCAAAACCTTTTATGGGTGAATCTGCATTTACTTCAGGAACAGAAAGAAGGTTTATTGAACCTAGAGTAACTGAAGAAGATTTATATCCTAAAGCTATTGCTGCACGGGAAGAACAAAAGTTAAAAGCAGCACAACCTACTGATGAAGAAGTTGTTAAAACTAAACAATCTGTTAAGAACGTTAAAGAGGCAGCGACTGATGTAATTGCTGGTAAAACAGCTGATAGATACAATGCTTTAACTCCAGAAGAAAAGGCTATGGTAGATACCGCCGTAGCAAAATATAAATCTTTGCTGGAGTTTAAAGAAGCTAAGCCTATGCTTCAGCGTAAAAGTAAAGTAATTCCAGGCGTTGTTTACACGCCAAAAGAATACAAAAAAATAGTTAAAGCAGAAAAAGCCGAAGCTAAAGAAGTTGCTGGTAAACCTCCCGTGCCTAAGAAGATGTCTTTAATAGAAGAGAGAATGGCTGAGCTTAGAGCTATTCCTTCTTACGGTTCTGCCAACTTAGAGGCTATAGAGGGATTGCGTGGTGGCACTACGATTGGGCTTATGTCCAACCTAATGCACGGCGATTTGCGTGGTGCTTTGCAAGAAATAGCTGGTGATACTTCTGGTCAATTTACTAAACTAGATAAGATAGTAGCTAAACGCTTATTAGAGTCAGACACCTTGCCTACTCTACGTGTGGTAACAACTAGTGAACTTGGCGGCAAATTAGGGCAATACGATGCAGCTACAGATATAGCCTACATTAGTGAAGATGCTATGACTTCACATGTTGTACTGCACGAAACACTGCACGGGTTTACCCTAGCTATTATCAAAGCACACAAAGATGGTGTTAAGTTTAATCAGGGCGTTGCCAACCTTGAGAAGTTATACAACCACTTAAAAGAGACTTATCCAGAATTAAAAGACAAGTACGGCATGAAGAACCTTGCAGAGTTTGTCTCTGAGGCTATGTCTAATCCTGAATTCCAAGAGCAATTAAATGCTCTTCCATACGAGCGTGGCAACATTGTAATTAATGCTTTTGTTGAGTTTGTTAAAGACATCTTAAATTTACTTGGTATCGCTCCAGGTAAAGACTTCACAGCCCTGGCTTACGCATTAGTGTCTACAGAAAGTATTTTGACTGAGGGTCGTACATTAGAGGCTACAAACCCACCCCCAGCAACGGCAGCCCTTGCTCCTGTAGCAGAAGGTAAAGCACCAAAAGAAACTCTAAAACCTGAACTGCGTGAATTTAAATCAGCAGAAGACTTTATATCGTCTATATCTGGACAGCCAGAACCAACATCTTCAAAGGTAAGAAAAGCTTTTACTAGCGTAGAAGGCGCTAAAGAGTTAGTAAGATTATTCCAAAACGAACGCTACCCTATTAAAAACTGGGAAGACTTATTATCTACAGCTAATAAAATGACTTATTCTGGTGATGATACAACTGCTGTATATACCCAGATTTCATTGTCTACTGGACGTGCCGAAGATGAATTCCTTGTCAACATGTATAACCCGTCTAATGAGTTATACAAAACTATTGGTGAGTATGCAAAAGCAAAAAATATAGATGAAGAAACTGCATTAAAACAGCTACACGGTATATTTGTTGCGCTGCACGAACAAGAGCGTCGCCACGTTAAATATCTACTAAGCGTACCCCTAACTGCTGAAGCAGCGCAGACACGAGAAAACATTTTAAAACAAATAAGGTCAAATGCTAATCTAAGCAAAGAAACTATTGAACAACTACGAAGCTATATAGAAACTTTAGTAGCTAACAATAAACAGGAAAAGGGTTACGGTTTTAATGCCGAACCTTCTGACTTCTCTTTAGATGAGAACTCTGACTTTTATAACGTAGCAGGTATTCGCCCTGAAATACGTGAAGAAACAATTGCTAAGTATTACGAGCCAGACAAGGCGCTTATAGACCCAATTAGAGATGCTCTACAGACTGTTCACAAAGCCACTATAGAGCTTAATAGAAAGGCTAACTATTGGTCGCAGCCCGTCAGCAACATCGTAGCTTTTTATGGTTTTGATAACTATGTACCGTTAAAAGGCAGACCAGATAGGAAAGAAAAAGAGTCTAGAGTTGATGAGTTACTAGACTTTAGCAGTAAATCTAACGGTAGTGAGTTGCAAGAAAAAGAATCTGCATTTGATGGTCGTGTGTCCGAGTCTGAAAACCCACTTCTCCAAACTTTATCTGACGGAGTGCGCTCTGCATTGCGGGCTGGGCGGGGCGGTACATATACCAATCCTGACGGAACTACAGAACAGTACGGTATTACTTTAGCAATTAAAAATGCTATAGATAAGAAACTATTAGAAGGTAGAAAGTTAAAGACAGTTAAGTTTGAAGACCGTTATAAGGTTGCAGACGATGAGGTTCTTACTAGAGGGGAAAATACTTTCTTCCACTACAACCCAGACGGTTCGATAGAGATATACGCTATCGACAACCCCAAGATTCGTGAGGCTGTTCGCCGTAGCTATCGTGGTTCTCAACCTTTGCTTGATGCTCTAAACAATACTACCAGCTTGATGGGGCAGTTCCATACCCGCTATAACGTAGCGTTTGCACCAATGAACTTCATTCGTGATACTTTGACTAATGCCTTTACTATGGGTGCTGAGATGGGTGTAGGCACGGTGGGTGCGGTAGCGTCTAAGGTAGCTCAAGGTGGTTTATTCAGAGCCTTTAAAGTATCTAGACTATATAAAAATGGCAAGTTTGATGAAATTGAAAAACTTGCTAAGACAGACCCATACGTCAAAGCTATGTACGAATACATCCAGCAGGGTGGAAAAGTATCTTATGTATCAGGTATAGGTGCTAAGAGCCAGTTTGAGCAAATGCAGAAAACTCTAGGGCGCAAAGGTATAGCTACTACCAAAGCTGAAATAGACGGTGTGATTGATATTTGGACTAACATGTTTGAATTTGCTAGCCGCACCGCAGCATATCAAGTAGTTAAAGAAAACTTGATGAACGGTCCTGAAAAGCTTTCAGAACGGGAAGCACAGGTTAAGGCAACTGCATATGTTAAAAATCTAGCTAATTTTGAGCAAGTGGGTCAGTGGGGTAAGAGTTTAGGCGCAATCTTTATGTTCTTCCGCCCATCTGCTACGGGTGCAGTTAGAGCTATTGAGTCACTTGTTCCGTTGTTCCGCAATATTGACACAGCTTTGGCTGGGCTGCCAGAAGCAGTGCGTAATGACCCTGAAGCTGTTGCTAAATTCCGTGAAAACATGATTGCACAAAGACGGTCTGCAGCGGCTATGTTTATGTCTTTACTTGGAGCAGGGTCAGTTATTTATCTGATGGCTTCCATGTTAGCAGAGGATGATGAGGATGGGCGAAACAAAGTGGCTATAGATGATATGGCTCGTTGGACACGCTATGCACGGTTCCATATTCCAGGCACAGACATAATATTCCAAATTCCTTGGGGCTTTGGTCTTGGCGCTTTTGCGTCTGCTGGTGCGCAAATTATGGCTTTTGGGTCAGGAAATAATTCAATAAAAGATACATTTAATAATATTAAAGACGTTGGGTTTGATGCATTCCTACCACTCCCAGCATCAAGAATTAATATGTGGGAAAACCCAGCAGCTTGGGCTATGGATAGCGTGACACCTTCGTTATTCCGCCCCTTCTTTGAGTATGCGATGAACCTAGACGGTTTAGGTAGAGAGATTTATAACAACCGTCAAACACGCAGCGGAGACGCCTATACAGGTGGGGACAGCATCCCTGAGCTATACAAAGATGCCGCCAAATTGCTTGCAAACATTACAAATGGTGGGATAGATTGGAGTCCAAACACCATGTACTTCTTTGCTAACAACTACGCTGATGGTTTGACTCGTCTTATACACAACTCTTACAACATCGGCATGGTAGGCACTATGCAGAAAGATTTCAATCCTAAGACAGATACTTTAGCGTTTGATATGTTCTTTGGCGCTAAGTCTAACTTTGATGCTCGTGAGTTCTCTAAGATGGAGAACATGATTAAAGACAAAGAGCGTAAGCTAAATATGTTTAAGAACGACCCAGAACGCTATATGGAGTACATAGCCGAGAATCCATACGACCAAGGGCTTGTAGACATGTACAACAAAGGTGTTAATGGAGATTTAAAGAAAGCACGGGAGTTAGCTAATAGATACCGTGCTATGCCTGATCTTACTATTAAAGAACGTAAAGAGTTGCTAGATAACATTAAAGAGCAACAGAATCTAATCAAACGGCATTTGATTGAAGTCTTTAAAGCCTACGACGACCTTAATTAACCCGCCATACACGAACACCCATGATGCCGTCTTTCATAGCGGCAAAGGCTTTGACTCTTAGGTTATGTTTTTTAGAGGCTTCAACGGCTGAGTAGATAGCCTCGGCAGACTTTAGAGTGGGGATAAAAAAGCTATCCCCGACCTCCATGCCGTCAAACGGAAACAACCAGATTGGCTCACTGAACAGATTGTTGCTCATCAGATACAGGTATAAGTGGTACAGATTTAAAGAAATAGCAGTTAACGTTAACGCTGTCTGGCGCACCCTTCCAACCAGACGCTAAACGCTTTTTATCTTTCTTATCCAAAACACCTTTCTTCTTCATAACATGCAAGAAATTCTCTTCGCTATACCCATGCTCAGCCAGCCATTTGGTCATGGTCATTGTAGACACATAAGACATTCCCTCATCCAAGTCAACGCGCACCGCTAGTTTCCTGTGGGGGGAGGGGGTAGATATAACCTTGTCATTGACAATTGCCAGCGTAGCGCCTATGTGGTCTAAGAAAAACTCTCCTAACACGCTTTCAAAGTCGGTGTCGTTAATTGCGTTACCGCCGTCTTTCTTGGCAAGCATCAAGCTAACCATGACTTCATATATTCTGTCTAAGTCATAGTCAATTAGACCCGCATCTTTAGCAATCTCACCGCCAGTCATGCATACAGAGATTAAATCCTCGTAGTATCTGTTAACTGCGTCATTACCAAAGTCTTTCTTAAAACGTTTTACCCATAAGTCCATCTGTTTTAATATTCTGTCTTCGCCCCATAAAATCATTTCGTGAGCATATATCGGACCAGCATGCCCATAGTTTTTACGGAACTCGTCAAATATTTCTTTACCTTTCTCAGGGTGGTCTTTGAGTATTTGTGGCTTGTGTACAAACAACTCCACCATACGAGCAGTCTCACCATAGGGGGTGGACTTCTTTTTCTTAACAATACCAATAAGGGCGTGGTTAGTTGTATAGAAACCAATGGTAGAAGAAGTTATGTCTTGAGAACGCTCAGCCATACTTGTGCCTGAGAGTCGCATCTTGGCTTCTCCTTGAGCAATCCTATGAATAAACTTACCGACTGCCGCAGGGTCCTTGTCACCCGCTTCGTCAATACCAACTAAGATATTCTTAGACGTCATAATCCTAGTATGTGCCGCGTTATCTGTTGTTTCAAACACACTTAGCTTTTTAGGGTTGCCCCAGACGCTTAGCGCCGCATATAACGAACCAGTCTTAGCCGAACCAGACTCCCCCTCGTAGGATAGCGAGACTCCATCGGTAGAAGCAAACTGCATCAAGGGCGCACCGAATCCAGTCAAAGCACCGAAGGCATGCATCTCCAACCCTGGGACATCGCTTAATTGTTGTGCTGCCCATTTCCATTTCTCAAAGTCACCTTTTTTAACCAACGCTTTTGTTACGTTAGCGGCATTAGGAGAAGTAGGAGCGTCTCTGCCCTCTGGTCCTGTCTCTTCTGTAACCTCAAGGCTACCAATAACGAATGTCTGATTGTCGTCATGCCACCCCATCTGGTTGCGCATAATTTCAGCGGGTCCAGAATTCTGGAAATATCTTCCCCATTTCATAACATACTCCGATACTTGTTTAGCGTAATTTTGGTTAAAGAATACGCCGTTGCCAGTCAATATCTTCCTGCAATCTTCTGGAGCGTATACTGTCTTCATAGAAATCATAAACTCACGGATGCCGTCATTAGGTAGGTGCAAACGCAACATAAGGCACTCACCATCATTAGGACTGTAGATACGGCGGTAAGCATAGAAGTCATGCTCCGATAGCAATACGGCATCTACATCGTGGTATTTCTTGGTTTCTTTGTCAAACTTAGCAGGAGGCTGGAAGTAAATACCTCCATTCACTCCACGGACAAACGGCGCTAAGTAATCTGGGAACTCTGGAACTTTTTTGGAACTCTTCGCCGCCCGAATTGATTCCTCAGGATTTTTTTCTTCTTCGGTGTGTTCTGGAAGTTGTTCTGGTTCTGGGTCGGGCTTGGCAACGTTGAGGATTCTGGCAAGCTTGATTGGGTTTCCGAGTTTACGGTTGGGGCATCCGTCACAGATGCCTGGGTTGCGCGCATCAAAAGTAGCGCAGGTATGCGGACCGCTTTTCTCGACACTTAGTATGTTCTCCAGTTTTTTGTTAACGGTATCAGGATCATAACCCACATAGCCTTTAGAGACTAAATGAACCATTTCCTCCTTGTTTTCGCAGTGTGCTGCGATGGTCATAACGCTATGCCATATGGGTTCTTCTAGATGCTCAGCGTTTTCAAATGCGTATTGAATCTGCGCACAGCCTTTACCCTCGGCAGTTAGTTCTAGAATCCTAGGAAAGCTATTGACAAAGTTGTCTAGCTTACGCATCTTCTTAGTCTCTTCGTCCAAACCCTTTGGTATAAGACTTAATACATTGTTGGTTGGGACTTCTATGGGTCCTAGAAAATCCTTAAAAGCCTCAAAATCATACTGGTGGAACTCAGTATCTATAAACTTAGCTTGTGATGGTGGGTCAGTTTTATAGTTCAGGGAGTCAGGCACACGCATAATCCGTGCCGCCTCTGCCATTACCGCTGGGTCTGCAAGCAGTCTCTCTAGTACATAGTCCTTGAACTTAAGCGCATAGGGCATGTACTGATTAATAGGTACTTCTTCGGTTAGTAACCAATATGCATGTATACCCGTGCCTGAGTCAATGCGCACAGGTGGGGGTAGTTCGCTTTCTGCTAGAAATTTATCCAGCGCTTCAAGCGCATCTTCCTTAGTAGCGTAACCCTTACCACTCTCAGCCTTATCTTCACCAACATCCAAATCAATAAAGAACGAACGAAAGTAAAGGCAATCATCCTTTTTGCGACTGTAACCCTCGAACGTACCCAACGCAACATAAGTGTTCCAACCTTTCTTTTTAAATACTTCAACTTGTTTTAATAAATCATCAATATTCTCGGCAAACTTATTTGTAACCTTGCCCTTGCCAGCCTCACCTTGCTCTATCCCAGTAGCGCAATACACGCCCTGCGTAGCCAATGCTTTCTCATAAAATTGTTTTAACATATATGGCACAGTCTAAAAAGCCGAGTTTCCTCGGCTCGGTTATTGGGTGGGGATATACCCCGCTTAGTCTTCTCTAATCATGTCTTCAATATAGTTTTTTGCTTCTACTAAATTTCTAGCTGGTAACAATCCAGCTTTCATATCTTTCTCTACTAAACTCATAAAAGCATCAACTAGTTGTATACGCTTTGGTCGTATAGGACCGCCACGAAACCAAGTGTGTAAAGCCATCCGTGATATACCAAATACTTTGCATACATAACTAGCAGGTAGATTAGCTTCAACACATAGCTTTGCTAACTGCTGCCCAGTCATAATTGCATCAGGCTTACTTAAGGTTAATAAGAACCTATTACTATAGCTTCGTGGCATACCTACCCTTACGCTTTCTTAGACCACTTCTTGACGATGTCAGTAACATCGTTGCCTTCAGCCTTAGCTGCTTTAGGCGCACTCTCACGCTTTACTGGTTCAGCAGCTTCTGGAGCAGCTACATCCTCTGCGCCACCGTCTTGCTGATATACAGTTAGCTTGACTGCATTCTCCGCAGTCGCACTTTTACCCTGTGATTTAACAGCTTCGTAATCATCGTCAGGAACAGCAGCGGCTGGCGAGAATAATACTTTGGCATACTTAGTCTTAGTATCAAACTGCATCTTGGTTACAACACGCCCTGCGCTAACATTGTTTTGAGCGAGCATATTGATATAAGCCTTGAAGGGCCAACGACCATTATCTTCTTTACCAAAAGCCGATGTAGCTGGGATTACCAACTGCATAATGTCGCCTTTTGGGTCATTAGGAAGAACAACCGCAGTTCTCCAAGACAAACGGCACGAAGTACCTACACCGCCTGTACCTGAACCTTTTGCACTGTTGGGGCATTGGTCGCAAGTAGAAGCTACTGGGCTTTTAACATCAGCGTCAGGCTTTTTAGAGTCAGACGACCAGCATGTAGGAGAAACCTTCTCCCCCTCTTTGTACGCTTCCGCATAGAAAGTACGGCTTGGGTCATGCGCCATCTTCACAAAAATAATGTTCATATGACGGTCTTCAATAGCACCAATCTCTTTACCGTTAGCCATCTTACGAAATACACCACCAGCAATAGAGATGCGTTTACTACCACTGTTAGACGCTACGCTACCGCCAGCAACGGCTAATGTATCCTCATCCAATCCTGTTGTAACTAGGGCTGGGTTACTTTTTAATAAAACTGATAATTCATTACTCATAATTTAACTCCACTAAATAGACTATTAGGAAACGCTTGTTGGTTTACGCACAGTAACACCAAACTCACGCATAACATTCACACCAGGAGGTAGACCTTCGTCTTGTCTCTCAGTGATGAATTCTTTGAAATTACCTTGATGGATACGGCGCTCTAGAAGTTCTAAGGCTTGGTGTTCAAGCACATAGTCTCTAAAGTGTTCCCAATCCGTACAGAAGTAACGTTCGGTTAATTTGCGAATCACAGTACCTTTATCTGTCTTGATACTTGTCGCATTTGTTTCGTTGCAGATAGATAACAAAGCCTGTTCAAGCTTAGCCATCTCTTCTTTTACTACACTATCTTTTGCTTCCCACTCATTACGCAAACGGTCACGCTCATTCCTTAGCGTAATAAATGTTTCTACTAACTGATCGGTGTTCATTTGTTTTCTCCTATACCGAGTTCTGACTTATATAAATCAACTAATTTTTCATGCATATCTACTTTATTTTGCAACACTTCGTACATCCTTCTTTCAACTGGAGAACCTTGTAAATGCACTACTGTCATCTTGTTCTTTTGACCTACCCTATCAATGCGAGCGATACATTGTAAGTATGTTTCAACACTAGTAACAGGAGACCAAAACACTACAGTATTTGCAGCTGTAAGCGTTACTCCATGACTCGCAGCTTGCGGTTGTATTACAAGTATTCTTGGGTTGTCTGATTCTTGAAATCTGTTAATGATTAGACTGCGCTCTTTTGCAGGCACATCTCCATTGATAACTTCGTTTGTGATTCCCTCCTCTGTTAAGAACTTACAAACTAACTGTATAGTGTGTCTATACGGTACAAAAATAATTAGCTTGTGTTCTGTTTCTTCGATAACTTCTAGCAGTGCGTTCTTGCGTGGTGCTATGTCGAACTCAACTACCTCCCTTTCATCAGTATATACTGCCCCTCCTGATAATTGCAATAGTTTATTTAAATTTGTTGCAGCATTTACTGTGGTGATTTGTTCACCCGCTGCTTGGATAAGCATATTCTTTTTTAAATCATTGTAGTAGCGTAGTGCTTGTGGTGATAGCGGTACTTCCCGTGTCTGATACATTAAATCAGGCAAGTCTAAACACTCGTTTTTTGTGAAGCGAATTGCTGGTTGCAGTGCATCAAATACTTTTTGCTTTGCATCATGTTTTGGAATCCACCTAAAGCGTGACAGTTGAGTCATAACTTTATCTTTCCACACAGTCAATGTGCGTGGAACGTTTTGTGGTGATACAAGTTTGGCTATACCAAATGCATCTACTGGTGATTGTGAGGCGGGTGTCCCTGTTAACATCCACAACCTCGTGGTTGGTTTCATCAATTTAGCTAATGCTTTCCATCTTTTAGTCGTAACATTTTTATAAGCGTTTGCTTCATCTATTACTATCAGGTCAAACCCTATTTTTTCTAACTCATTGAATACAATGTTTACTCCATCGTAATTTATAACGATGAACTCGTAGTCTCCGTTAAGAATCTTTTTACGCTTGTCTGGACTACCATACGCTACAGCAACTCGTCTATGCATTGCAGTTTTGAAAATGTCTGCTTGCCATGCTGAATACATAATTGATAGAGGGCATATTACTAAAACTTTTTTGATGTGCTTTTGATTCATTAAGTAGTCAGCAGCCCAAATAACAGATGATGTTTTACCTGTCCCTGCTTCGTTAAAGCAGAACGCCCGCATGTTAATGGATAGGAACGCTGAAGTAACTCTTTGGTGATCGAAAGGCTTATACAGTCCAGGCCAATTGTAGTTAGCACTTATGGGGGAGGGGAGGGGTTTATTAAACTTGATTAGCCTATTAAGTAGGGTTAGTTCTTCTATACCCCAATAAACTAAAACTTCTGAGAGATTTCCCTTGGTCTCTACAAGTTCGCTTTTTTCTATGTTGTTTATTACGCTTGGCACAAGGTCTGTTGGGAGCGTAAAGCGAACTGCTGTGTTATCTACTATTTCCATATTTTCCTTAACTAAGTTAACTAAAACCCCTTACGGGGGTTAGTCGTCTAGCCCATTACCACTCTAACAGGGAGGTAAAAAGCGGTACGGCTAGCTGACATGGTTTAAGCCTGAGAATCACCAAAGGCAAGCTTGTTTGTTACCCACTCATGTCTTACGGTAAACAAATACTTTACACTAAAACTTTACTTTTTGCGCTCTTTTTTGCTGGTTTCGGATACCAAATTACCCTTAGAGTCCCGCTTAAAAGAGCGATTTTTGGCTGCCGTAGTGATGTAAACCCCATGTTTATTAGAGCCGCCCTTGTCCAGCGCCTTGCGGTGGGCTACATCTTTGCCTTCCCGTGCGTCTGCTTTGCCGTTGCCATTGTTATCAGGCATCTTCTTGTCTATACCCCGTCTAGCTCGCTGGCGTTCCATGCGGTTGCCATGCTCTCCACGAGCTTTTTGTTGCTGGTATTCCTTCTTATAAGGTCTTGGTTTAGTAACGTAGGGCATTATCTCTCCTTGTGATGTTCGCAAGACCTAACTGGACACCAACCACACAGCCCCGTAGGGTTTGCTTGCCATACATCATTTTCGTACGAATGGGTCAAACGAGCAAGGTCTGGGGTAAAAGCATCCCAAAGTTCATTCTTTGTATCCCGTACATACTCCTCTGTAATAAAACTATTATTCATGACAAACATCAATCCAGCCTTGACGTTACGCACTTCAGGAAAGTGTTCAAAGACCATCAACGCCATGAGCTTTAATTGCTTGGGGTCTGCGTATTTATTACTGCCCGTCTTGTAATCAACAATATACGCATCCTCGCCATCCACTACTAGGAAGTCAACTATACCCCTTACCCAGCAGTCCTCTGCACTCCATTTACAGGCTTTCTTGTCATAATTAAGTGCCATACGAAGCTCAGGGTGGAATTCCCCAGGTATTTCTTTAAGGCTATCCATCAGCGGAGCAAATCTTTGATAGTTTTCAGCTAACGGTTCTCCGTCTTTGATATAGTTTTCCAATGCCTTGTGGACTTGGTTTCCGTAGAGAATCTGTTGGGTCATCTCCTTCTGATAGTTCTTGAGGACCTTGACCTCTTGGTATTGCTTTGGGCAGTTTATGTAATCCTTGAGAGAAGAGAATGACCAAGTAAACATTAGCATCTCCCATCCATCAAGTCTTCTACTTCCCGTTTCAATCTAGCATTTTCTGCCTGTAACTTATTTATTTCTTCAAGTAATAGTTGCATCTGTTTACGCAACATTTCCTCACGGGTTTCTTGTTCAATATAATCCGCTAAAGTTTTAACACTAGCACCGCTATCTACAATGTGTGGGGGTGATGCGTTCATTCTGTCCTCCGTGGTAAAAGTAGTCATTTCTCACTCGCTTTCTTTAGTATTGCTCTAGCAAAATCAATCAAATCAGAACCAAGTGAGTAAGGAACTTTATCCCTAAATTGCAGTATTTCCTCATCACTTAACTCTTTTAGTGCATGATTGCAATTACATTGACTTGGTATTCTGTGGCATTGATTACAAAAAACATTTGCGTTCATTTCTGAATCCTCTCCCATAACTCAGACAACGGCATCCCTTTAATCTCTCTCCAGCCAATGTGTATACAGGCATACATAATGAACAGGAAGAACGCAAAGACAACGGCAAAAATCAACACCGCAAAGGTAGCCAAAAGCAGTGCAAACATATTTAGTATTGTGACAATCAAAATGGAGCCTCCTCTAGCATTGATAAATCAATCTTACGTACGGGTTTGCGTACGCACTTAAATGTCCAACCCTCACGGTTAGCCACAATCTGTTGAGCCTCTTCTTGCCTATGCACAGTGCGCATAGTTTCCCCATTCTCATCTTTTATTAGGTACATTTTTACTCAGCTTTCTTATAGTATTCGCCGCCCGAATTAACAACGGAGTACGACCTATCGCCATAATATGCGGACAACTTGCTTCCTTTTCTAATTCTAATATTAGTTCTTCTTCAGGTACATCTAGCACAGACTCTCTAATCTGAAACCCCATTTTGTACCCTTCTCTCCACGGTCTTCTATGCTCTAAACAGTAGCGTGATACATGGTTTACTAACTTACCGCATTTTTTGCAAGGGATGTCTTTTTTCATTTTTAACATTCCCCGTATGATTTTGCTACTTTAGTTTCACAGGCGATAGGAAGCCCTGTAGCCCAAGACGGCGCTGCAGACATACATTCCGTCACATAAGAAACTGCTTGCTCAAGCTCATCTTCAGGCACTACACATACCGCAGCGTCATGCACAGTCAACACTACAGAATATCTTTCCTGAATCTTGAGCATCTGTTCGCCCACAATGCATCTCGCCAAGGCTTGAACCACGTTTTCAACGACCGCGCCACCCCATAGAGTAATCTCTCCTCTACGAGACTTATACGAGTATTGAGGCTTGTTATTCTGGATCTCGACTGTTAGGTTGGGGTATCGGATATAACAACCGCTGGGCAAAAGAATCCCCTCCGAATTGACAGTTAGGCAACGGTGTTGTCCTAGATAATACGGCTTTTTGACGCCTGAGAAAATACTTTCTAGCGCATCTTCTGACTCTCGCCACAGACCTACGATGCCATCATTAGTCTGTCTGTATAGATCAACTATTCGCTTACACTCATCTTCGTCTAGTTCAACACCAGGAGGGGTAGTCTTTAGCGTGTGCTGTAATTTGCTTGCGCCAGTCCCATATCCTAGACCGAGGATACAAGTCTTACCCACGAACCTCTCAACGGGATTCTCTTTAGTTACTTTTTTACCATATACCTCGGAGGCAAACAGGCTATATACATCTTGCTTCTCCGCAAAGGCTTTGACCAAGTCCTCTTGCCCTGCAAGCCAAGCCAGCACCCTAGCTTCAATCTGTGAGGAGTCGGAGTTAATAACTACAAAACCATCAGGCGCTACGACTGCATTCTTGAGCGTCTTCTTTTTGACATCACGGGAGGGGAGATTTTGAAAGTTAACCTTGTCAGAACCAGCCCAACGACCAGTATGAGCGCCATAATACTTAAGAGGAATAGGAAGGCGACCTTTATTACGCTTGCCAATATCAATGAATCGTTCAATTCGTGACTCCTCCAATGTAGATTTAGTACCGAGACGCACCGCACATAGTTGTTGTATAAATGGGTCTTCGCTCTCTGTCAAGGCGATAAAACCTTCGTCATTTTTAGCAAGCGCAAAGGTTTCTTTGCCTGTCGTCTTACTAGTCTTCAACGGTGGTTGAACTCCAAATTCTGTCAGCAGTCCTGCAAATTTCTTGTTACTTGCTAGCTTCTTGCGTACCTCTTCTTCGGTCTCGCACTTTAGCTTTTCCATCAAGGATTGCAGTAACACGCTCTTTTCGCTGCGGACTTCGTCTAACCTCTCCATCAGTAAAGCATCATCTACCTCAAGCACAGGCTGTGTATACATGCGTAGCGTCATGTCGATTAGCTTTAGTTCGCCCAAGGGAAAATCCTTAGACATAACATCAAATAACTTTTTTGTTAGCTCGACATCGTTGATGCAGTAGCGCCCATACTGTTCAAGCTCGCTAGGAGTGAAGCCAGTTATATATTTGCCTTGTGCCTGTTCGACTTCTGTACCTTTTGCGCCAAGTTTGTAGCGTTCTACAAGCGCCATCAATGATGCTGAAGAGTCTACCCCATGAAGCGCACGAGCCATGCATAGGGTGTCAAAGTAAATGTGGGGGATAATGCCGAACTTCCACGCAAGGATTGCGCCATCAAACTGCATGTTGTGGCAAAGCACCGCAGAGTTAGCCCAATCGAACGACATCAGGTAAGGCTTTAATTCCTGACAAGTTCCGCTAACCCATTTAGTTTCCGCATCGTCTATCTTCAATCCAACACCGATAGTCTCAAAGCGCTTATCCCTGATATATTCTTCAGTCGTGAGTTTACGCAAGGAGAAGTCCTTGTCGTAGTAGGTCTCGAAGTCTAGTGTGATTAATGACATTAAATAAGATATGAAATAGCTACAAAAAAGGGGAGCGCACCGTTAGGCGGACTCCCCTAAAGACTACTCAAAAACAAGTGGTGTTACAGTTGCCGTTATAACAACAAGTCTGGCAAAACATCATCTTGCCATTAGGCATTGTAACTGTGCTTGTTGTGCAATTAGCATAGACTGCCGTTGCAAAACCTATACCACATAAAGCGACTAATACTTTCTTCATGCTTTTCTCCCTAATTCACGATTTAGATACCATAGGGCTTTCTGTAAGTCCTCGTTACGACTGCCCTTGTGGTCGGCACGAGTAATGTATTTAATAACATTACCAAGGTTGTAATTTAGTTTCTTCGCCTCGATAAAATCAATCGTCTCGATGCCACCTACTTTGTAGTGCGGAGGATGATTCACTTTATCTACGGCTTCTTCCTTGGTTGAACTCTTAATTAGCTTGCTTGGCTTTTTAGTTTTGTTTCTTAGAAGATACACATATGATGGTGTCATCTTAAATTTCTTAGCCACTTCGCTTGGTTTGGCTGATGGATTAGCTTGTAAGTAAGCCATAACCTTTTTGGTTTTTAATGATTTAGTTTTCATTTACTACTCCCTATTAAATTAAATATAATCGTCTTTGTTAAATTTAGCAATGAATTTTTCCTTAAATTTTTTCATCGCTCTTTTTTCTATATTTCCTACTGTACTTCTAGTTACTTTTAGTTCATCTGCCACCTCCTTTTGTGTTTTACTAAAAAGTGTTTTATCAAAGTCCTCATCATCTACCTCGACCATCCCAAAGGGTATGGGTTCAAGCCGTTTTGTCATATCTTCTACCTTTACGCACAGTCTTAATACCAATTTCTTCTTTTGGTTTACGAGCCTCCATCATTTCGTCTGCATACTTGTATGCCAACACCGCAGGGTCTTCATCAACTGAATAATCACAAGACAAAATACCGCACAACGCTAACCCTGCAAAGATGTCTCTGAGCATTCCTTCATCTTCTTGTGTCATAAGATACTCGCTAACCAATAACCCAATATTGTGCAAACCATACCGAACATAACAGATATGACAAGCGTAATTACAATTTTGCTTATATCACTCATTTTTACTCGCTTCCCTGTTTATCTTAAATAAGAAATCATCACGATATTCTGTTGGTGGTACAAAGCCAAAGCGCTTAAAAGTTTTCATCACATCAGCGCCCATTGTCCAAACAAATTTAGAATCCCTATCAATCGCCATTGATGGCTTTACTTCTTTAGGTTTTTCTTGAACTGCAATCAATCGTCTAAGTGTTTTACTATGCATACTATTTCTCCTTTAACCAAGTTTCAATTAACTGTCTTAACTCTGAGACATTCATCTCATTAATAACTAACGCAAGACCACCCATCATCTTTATCTTAGCAAGATTAAGTTCTTGCAAAGCAGTTGTCTTGCCTTTCCCTGCTTTTGCTTCAATACCAATAAAGAATCCTTTATAGCAAGCGACAATATCAGGCGCACCGCTAGAGCCAAAGCCTGTCCCTACTGGCTGAATAAAGTATGCCCCCATAGAATCTAAGGTTCTCTTTATCTTTGTTTTAACTTTTGACTCAGGTGTTACTGCCATAACTACTCCTTATTTAATACTTCACCAACCATTGAATCCAAATCTTGCCGTTCTATTACAACTACAAAGAATGTATCGCTACCTCGCCAACCAGTATCTAACACATCTGAAGGATAATTATTCATTAGTTCACATACTCCGAAAGACCTATCGTGGTCTCTGTATAAGTTAACGCTAGATGACGCAAGTATCATTGCCATCTTACCCTTAATACAATCAGGCAAAGTATCAGAAGTAAAAATTCTAACAATACCATTGCCCAAATAAACATAGTAATCGTCATTGACTTTCCTTAATGGCACACGATAAAGAGACCAGTTATATGGATGCACTAACGGAACTAAGTCGCTTATTTGGATATGCATAGCCACTCCATATCAAAGTCGGTGTTGTTGTTTCTATAACCGTAACTAATACCTAACTCAGGGATGTATTTGTCTCCATACGGTGCTAAAGATTTATCTGACCAAGGTCTGAACTTATCGTCAAGATGCACCTTAGTCATTGTTAGGCAAGACAATATATCGGGATACTCCTTCAAAGAACTAACACGCTTGAATGGACTTTTGTAATCTAACTTATAAAATTCAACCCCATTAGATTGCATAACTTCACAACCTCCATCAGCAACTAGGTAGTGACCTTTTCTGTCTGCACCCACGACATAGCAGTTATCCGTCATTTCATGTATTCCCTGTTTTCTAGTTTCTAACTGTATGTCAACTTTGGTATAGTCGTCAATATACTTTAGGTATAAATCCCTACTACCCTGTGGTAAGTCGCTAAGTGTCTTACCGCTTTGTAACGCTAAAAGTATTTCATGTGCATGGTCTCCAGTAATATTATTTTTTCTGTCAACATTGAATGATGTATATATAGGGCGAACTGCCCCATTCATAGCCTCATCAAGCTGTTCAATTATCTGTTCTCCTTTGGTAAGAATGCCTACTTTCTTTAGCGATGCTATCAATGACGATAGTTTTTTGCTACGGAAGGTGTGTCTATCAAAGTCATCAGTCCCTCGTTGCTTTGAACTATACGGTGTGTGATAGCAAAAGTTATCTTCATACACAAACACACGACCAACAGGAAAGCCTTGTACTTCATCGCATAGCATAAAGTTATCTGCATTACCGCCACCGCTACCGAAACGAAAGTCGCCTGACTCTGCATATACTTTTAAGCCATAGATATGATTGAGTTCACGAATGAGAGGCAATACTTTGCTCTGCGCTACATTCTCTTTCAATGAATCATCTGCTACTGCATGGAATAAGATATTACTTAACATACTACTTCTCCCTGTGTTGAACTACTGATTAACGAACTACATCCACACCGTTTAATACAACTCGTAGGCCCCACTCACTACCCTTGGTATTCATGAAAGGAACTTCTACCTCATAGAATGGCTTGTGTGTCTCATACGCCTTCTTAGCCAAGCTAGTCTTGATTCGTGGCACAAGATTCTTAGGCTCACAAGTGTTGTATCTTGTATGCCCACCACTATCATATCTCTCAATCGCATATACACTAAAGCCGTTCACACCTATTGCCATCGCATACATCAATGATGCTTCAAACTCTGAACCGCTTTCGAGTAAGTTATCGCCGATTCGCATAGCTTCATCAGACCCCAAGTATTTCCAATTATTCTCATCGGGTTTACTGGCATGCTCTTCTAATAAATCTTTAGCTGATACCATCATTGTGTCCATATCCAAACACTTCAGCATGGCATGGGCAACATCTAGCTTGTCCTTGTAACCCTCCATCAATGACTTTGCTCTCTTACGGTCAACGACCTTGCGGAATACTTGAATGTTCTGAGACTCGTGTGGCTTAAGAGTTTCTGCGTCTAAGCGCAGACCTTTGAATATAGGCATACTATTCTGCCCATACACCATCAGACCATTACCGCTATACCGATAACTGTCAAACATATAGCAAGTTGATTTTATCCACTCAGACATTTTCTTCCTGTCGCCTTGCCAATAACTATCTCGAACGAACTCAATCGTGTTATCAGACCGCACGATAGCTAAGGCTCTTGGTATGGCAATGGTTTCATAGAAAGGATAAGGCTCATAGTCCCTGTCTTTCTTGCTGACTCGTTTACCTCGTACACCCTTGAGCAAATTATATTTTTGCTCAGTGATTTCTTTACTCTCCCAATCCCTGCCATAGCAGACATGATATTCAATATCGTTCTCAGTCTCGACTACCCGAAAGAGACTATACGGTTGTCTCCTGTCGCTATACATGGGGAAGTTCATCGTTCCCCTAAATGGGTCTTGCGTATGAGTTACATGTTGTAACCCTTTGTATGTCAAATATGGCATAGTTTTCTCCCTGTTAGTTAATATAATTACTGCTCAACCGTAACACAACGACCACCTGCGGGCGGAACAAAGCTAGAGTTCTGTGTAACAAACCACATAGTAGGAGTCGTTACTTCCCACTTAGGATTATTCTCCACATAGCCATCGGTAAAGATAACCAAGGCTTCAGCATTGATTGAACTCTTAATTATGTATTCGCTGACACAACCAACATGAGTGCCACCACCGCCTTGGGGTTTGAGCATCTTGGCAATATCGTTGTAGTTACCTTCAAAGATTTGCTCACCATGCACCTTGGTATCCCACCACAAGACTCGCACCTTGTCGGGGCTACAAGTTTCACAGATGGATGCCAGTTCTGAGGCAAACTCAGAGATTTGCTCATTGTTGATAGAGCCTGATGTGTCGATAGCAACTACCAACTCACCCATTGTCTCAGAGTGCATAGATGGTAGATACATATCATTAGCGAGATAAGACTTGTTCATCTTGCGCCATGTGTATTCATCCTTGCCACGCATCGCTGACTGAACAAACTCACGAAAGACCTCTCGCCAATCCACCTTTGGTTCAAGCAAATCTCCAATGACACGAGGGATAGATGCGCCCATCCGCCCTGCTAGCATACCGCCCTGCCGTAATGCTTTATCAACCGCATCCTCCAACTTCTTCAACTCCTCGGCAGTCATGTCTTGGATTTCCTTGAATATGTGGTCATCCATACCCTTGTCCATATTGCGTAGCGCCTCGTCAATGTCAGTCTCGTTTTGGCTTTCATCATTCGTTGAACTGTTGTTTTGCTGAGGGCATGGCTGAGGCTGATTACCGTCTTGGTCTGCCTTGTCAATTTCCTCCTTGCGTTTCTTCAAATACTCGTAGACCTTGCGGACTGACCAATTATGAAACATTGGGTGATACAACCAATTAGGGTTAAGCGTAACCAACGGTTCTTTGTTGTGTCCTACTGTGCCAACAGTATTCTTGATGACATCATTGACAACGAAGTCCATCGCATAATTAAGCATCTTATGGTCATGGCTTAGGTCTCGGTGTCTTGGTATCTGCTTCAATGCCACATGAAGGTTCTCATGCAACACCACACCTCGCAACTCCGATTCCAACTTATACTCGGCGATGTGTTCCTTGCAATATACCTTGTTCATGCCATCGGTGTAGGCGGTAAACATTCCACCATGTTCCTTGGCATCAACTACTTCATTTCTACCTGATGCAATAATCTGCGAATACAATGCAGTCATTGGATGTTGCATCAAAGTAATATGCGCTTTCTTCAAGCGTGTTTCTTCTGCGGTTCTCATACCGTTTCTCCCTGTGTTGAACTACTAATTAATCACCAAACAACTCATGGTTAGCTACTGCCCATGTCTTGATTTCCTCGTTGTTACGAGCAATCTTGGCTGTGCGTTTAGCCCTCATAATCATCGTAAAGAATATTGCCTGACACTCATCGCTAGCGACTCTCTTCACGAACTTCATAAACTTAGATAGCTCATCCTGTGTCTCTAACAAGTCTATCGCCTGAAACATAATCATAAGAAGGGCTGACATATCCTTGGGAACTTCTATGTCGTCTGGCTTCTTCAAGATGTCCTTGAAGTCAGGTAATTGTTCCTCTAGCGATAAAAACGCTGACATCTGTTTGGCGGCGGATACACCGATTGTCCCTGCAAGAGCAACCATCGTGGCATTCTCACCGAGGATGTTTTTGTTTTCAACAATGACTGAACTCTTAGCTAATGACCGAGGCGATACGAACTGATTCCCTGCTCTCTTTGGATTAAAGATTACAGTATTCTCGTCTTGGTCTCCACTCCGATAAGATGCCAACCAATTAGGGTGCATGGCTACGCAAGAACGAATCGAACGATGGATTCCATTCTCCGATGCCCACAACAACCACTCTTTCGGGCTAGGTTTAGCCATCTCAATCTTACACACACGATTCCCTGCATGGGCAAGCATAGAGTCACCGACACCATCTGTTGCATTATTAGATGTTGCAAAGATGATTGACCCCTTGGGTAACGGCTCATCGCCTACCATTCTTTCTAGCATCATGCGAGTAAAGATAATCTGCAATAGCTTTGGGGCTTTCATCAACTCGTCAAGGCAGATGACTTTCTTCTTGCCGTTGCCTAGCTTGAACAGACTAGCGACATAGTATTCCAAGGTCTTGGTCTCATGGTTAGGAATAACCATACCTATGTCTGACATATCTTTTACAGGACAGTCCACATATATGTAGTCATACTCGGTTGTCCCCAAATCCTCTTCTAACATATTCAAGAGGCTAGTCTTGCCGACACCTGGCTCACTAATAATGACTGGGGTAAGACTCTTACCAATGATAGGAATCGCTTTACGCAATTCGCTGATGGACATAGTTTCTACTAGATTAAGTTTCATTTGATTCTCCCTGTTTAGGTTTAGATTGATTGAAATGCACCGAACTTCATTAGAATGTCATCGACACCCTTCTTCACGCTTTCACGCACCGCATCGCTTTCTCGAATATCCTCTGCTGATACACCGCCTAAGACTTTCTCCAACGATACAGACGCTTTAGCTAACTCTTCGTCATTCGTAAGATTGAACGACCTAAAGGTCTCGCACAAGTCCTTAGCCTTATCGACTGTGGTCTCATATATCTTCCGTTTCTTGGTCTTGACTTCTCCATCCGTTGAACTGCTAATTTCGTCAACACCGCAACAATGACTAATCGACTCCATGACCTCCATGAACTGATTAGCAATATCAGCCATGACCTGTGGAACAATCTCATCGTTGACTTGCTTTTGGTATGTAATTTTTAAGTCTTCAGCCAAGTCCTGCGCTATGGAACAGCGAAAGTCTGACTGTGGAACTTCTGCCACATACAACCTGATACGGAACTTGTCCTTGATTTGGTTCACATCGGGATACTCCTGTCTATTAAACATATCTCCCTGCTTGAAAGCCATGTTGCTTACGATAGTAGGATACTTAGCCAAGAACTCATCACGCAACGCAAAGTAAGCCTTCTCATGGTGTTGAAACTCTGTTTTGAACTTTGGCAAATTCACGACAGGCAACAACCGCAATGACCCATTCCAATCGTAAGTTGACCTACGAAGCCAGTTATAAACGGTCTGTCTATAATTGAGCAGTTGCTTATGGGTGGGGTCGTCAGCTAAGAGATTCTTTACATACCGCCCTGCTGAATGGTCTGCTTTCTTAGCCGTTGTTACCTCGTTAGAGATAACTCTATCTTGCTTAGTCGCTGACCAAACGCTTACTTCTGCATTGACCAAGACTGCCGATGTCGCAAGACTGATGACATGGTTCGGACTGTCTAACTGAATAACACTCATATTTCACCTCACTAAAGATTAACTTCAATAACTGTTGAACTGTTATATAACGGTTCGGCTTAACTGCTTACTGATACGACTTAAACATCTTCACTCCCAACAAACATATTATACCACATACTTTACATATGATAGGGTTTTATACATCTTTTTTATACTTCCCAGTCACATACAACCTCACGATTAACTCGCACCCAATCCCAATCGTATTCACCAAAAGACTCTTCAGTGATGTCATCGGAGTTCTCGCCCACACGCACAAAGATACCTCCTATATGCTTGTTACCTGCAACCTCACCATTCTTCTCGTCTGTGTTCTCAGCCCAATCTTGGGCTAACTGCAACAAGGACATATGGCACTTCACATCTTCATAGTCCTCATACCACTTCACATCACTAGCGAAGAAGTTCAATCTAAAGTTCTTCTCGTCTACCTTCAAGTCTGAGTCAGAGATTGCTGATGGGAACTTAACCTTTGCGTCGGCTAAGAAACAATAAAACGACTGCTTTATCGCTTTATCATCATCTCCTGTGAATCGTATGGTGTAAGCAACTGTTGAACGATAGCCCATGTTACCCCCCTTGCCCATCTGTTTTGTTGGGACTGTCTTTTCCCGAAATGCCCTGCTGATGTCTAGCTTGAATCGTTCGTTCCGCATTTCGTCTGGCATTGTGGATAATCTCTTCCGTTTCATATCTAGCCTCCTCCCAAGCTACTTGTTCCTGCACTTCACATAGTTCGTTGAACTTATCAGCCATGCCCTGCTTGTCGCCACGCTTGTGGGCATCCACCGCCTCTTTGAGAATCTGTAGTTCTCTTGCCAAAGAAGTCTTATAAAACTCGGTTATGTCTAAGTCTTTCTTGCTCATATTGCACCTCGTATTAAGTTAATCATAAAAGCCATCAGTGAAACAAATAAAACTACAGCCCATGCTCTATCTTCCATGAGCTGTTGCCCTCCTAGTAAACCAAGGGATAGTTTTGCGCATCGGTTTATACCCCCCTCGGTTCTTCCTACAATACTTGTGGTCTACTCGTGGGTCAATCCATTTCATGACTTCTCCTTTAGTTTTATATATACATCGGCAAGTCTCAGCAGTTCTTTCTCGTGCATCTTGACTCGCTTTTTCCACATAGCATGCTCTTTGTTTACTAGTTTTATGTAGGCATTTATATCTTTCTTAGCTTGTGTCAATGTCATTTCACTAACCCTCCCTTGTTGTTTAATCCCTTCAGGTCAGCCCTGTCAGTAATCAGCATATAGTTTGACTTGTGCATCGGCGCAACGGTTCTCACGACCTTACTCGCTAGGTCATCACCGCATGGCATACAGACTGCATAGCCAATACGAAACCGAGCCTCGTCATAGGTATCGCCACATAGCTTGCACTGTGGGGTAAAAGTCTCATCAATCATGACTCACCTCCCTGTTTGCCAAACGACTTCTCGTAAGCATCAAGCCATGCATTGAAGTCCTTCTCGTGTTGCGCCCATTCCTCAGCCCTCAGGTTGTCCTGCGCCAAGTCTAGTTCTAACTGCCGTTGATGGATTTCCATCTTGGTCAGTTTTTCTTCCCAATACTCGTTGAAGAGTTGTTTAACTCTGCCCATGATTAGTCTCCCTTGTGTGCCATTGTTGGAATGAACTCATAGCCGACTGCCAACAAAGCAAGTAATACATTGGTTGTCAGCAGTGTTCTGCGCCTAAAAAGAATCTCCTGTGTGCTTGGGTCAACTAAGTCTTGCGCTAAATACAGACCCTCGTTAAGGATTGGGTTAAATATCTGCACTTCTTCTTGGATTTGTTTAGTATCCATGACACCTCCCTGTTAGATTGATTTCAATAGTCGTTGAACTCTTATTTAAGGAATTGTTCCGACCTCGTAGATTAGCCACTAATTTGTGCGCCTCTCCAGTAATCATTATACCACATACTTTACATATAATAGGCTTCTATCTGACTTTTTTAGGAGGGGTTTCTTGCTGATATTAGGCTTTTACCTTGTTTTTTGCGGTGTAAGTTATTGATATTCCTCGTGTTCTGATGTTCTGAGCCTCGTAACTTTACTAATGGAACTGGAACAAGGTTTTTGCGTGGTGTTGGGGATTCTGTAAGTCCTTGTTTTATATATATAATATATAATATATAATAATAATAATAGGGGGCGAAAAGAGAGTTGTTCCAATGTTCTGACTGTTCTGAGGGGATAGGGGGAAAAGTGGGTTTTTGCTTTGCACTCGCAAAATGCTTCGAACGACCAGACCATTTTTATTTTCACTTTCCCAAACCACATTTCTTGGTCAGAACACTGGAACGCTGGAACAAAACCATGTAACTCCTTGATTCTGCACGGCTTTTCTTGTTCCAGACTTTGTTCCAGCCATGATTTGTTCCAGAACTTGCTCGGCAATACATTGTCTACATGATGAGCCACTTCAACACCTGTTGAACTCTTAAATAAGGAAATGGTCGGAACATGGCGCTGTGCGTTGCGTCAGCAAAGAATTCTAAAACTGATGCAAACCCTTGTTCACGCGCGCGAGGACAGATAACTGGTTTCATTTTTAGGCACAAAAAAAGGGGAGAGCCGAAGCCCTCCCCAAAAAGTCAATCTAGATTACTTCTTAAATACAGCGTTGAAAGCTGATATTGCCTTATCTAACTTAGCGACATCAGCGAATTCATCGCCCTTTGCCTTGGCATTTTTGCAACGAGTTTTCATGGTATCGAAAACGCCCTTATCGTTATAGAGCCATTCCATGAAAGCTAGGTTACCCTTGCGTTGAGTAACTTCACCCTTACGCTCTTTCAGTATTTTATTACCCTCCGCTTGAAGCTTTGCGAAAGTGGTAGTTTCATACTTATTGCAACGAGTTCTAATATCCGCAACAATCTTATGCAATACAGGATTGTGAGTTTCTTTCAATTTACCCGCTTGTTGCTGAGTAAAACTAAAAGCATAATCCACCCCAATATTGACTACTTCGGGATTCTTAGGTAGTTCAATGCCTTGCAACTGCATATCGCTAACCTTGAGATATTTACCCTCAACAATGCAATACTGAGTAGGCGGGTTCAATTCTGAGTGTTTACGCTTATAACCTTGGCGTATGCTCAAAGTATCTTCATCGCTAACATTGTCAGGAAAACCCTTAACCCCGCCGTCTAATGCCCATACCGCTAATTGCTTAACAGTATGTAACGCCCCGCCATGCCTATAACCTAAATCAGGTAAGCTAGTAGGATTGTTAGAGTTAATTACAGCGCCTTGCTCAAGGGCATTTACAAGCTTAGTTTTTGTCATATGACAAACCTCCCATTTATGCAATGAGTGGCAGATTGAAAGTAATCGACATCACTCAAGGCATGACTAAATTATCTCTTATCCCACGCTATTTGTAAAGTTCAACAGGCGTTGAACCGCTATATACGGAAATGCACGCTCACGCAGATGCGCTCGAGGACAAATAACTGGTATCAAACCCTCCCGCCGTTAAGCGAGAGGGCTGAAGGTACTACAGGGAAAGCTTAATCACAAACGATTTTGTACTCGTTTACGACTTCGGTCTTACTACCAACTACGACCTTACGGCATATAGGACTGTCTGACTTCACAGTTGCATCAACCCGAACCACAAACCCATCAAATTGAAACCGATAGGTGCGGTTTAATGACTGAGCATAGTCTTCCGACTTTGCTTCACGCTCACCATCTAGTGTGCTGAGATACCACAGCATGCTAACTAAGCGGTCGTCCTTAAAGCTATCTAGACCTGCCGCATAAAAAGTTACTGTCGGTAAACAGTAAGTGGCATCTACTCTGCACACTAGCGAATACTCTTGGTTATCCCACATCTTGCCCACAGGTTCAGGACAAATCATCTTGATGATGTGGGTTAACTGACGGCGCACTGCTTGCAACTGCTTGGCGTTCTTACCCAAGCTATTACGGCTACGGGTAATGTCTGCCTTGGCGTCATCTAATAACTCTACTGCTAATGATTTATTACTCATGTTAAATCTCCCTGTTAATGAGTCGAGCCAATCTCAACCCATGACTAAATTGTATCTTTACCCATGGGATATGTC